CTTAATGTCAGGGCGTGAATATGACTCTAAGTTTACGATGTGTATCTTACCATCTTTTGCTTGAGGCATAGTTCTTCTATTTGTGTTTCTTTTAGACTTACTCATAATATAACATATTCGTTGTTGTAAGTTGACTCTACTACATAATCATTCTTGTTAGGGTCATACTTATCGTAATCTGTTTGGTCAGTACAGAACATCATACCCTCGTACAGTTCTCCGTCAATATCACTTAATTTAATCGTGTAAAATGTGCCTTCTTTTAAGTAGAATATAGATGTTATAGTAGAAAACACATCTCCATATTCATACACAAAATCTGGGTCTTGATTCCAATCAACATCTAGTTCATTGAAGTAGAAGTCTGTTGTCTGCCAATAATACTCAGAGACGTAATTAGAGTCTCTGTTAGTTGACTTATCAATCAGAGTCATTGTAACAACTCCGTTGTTCTGTCTTCTTGGTATAACTTTAAGCACCTGTGTGCTATTAGATGTATTTAAGACGTGCATACTAAAATAACAAAAACAGCACTTTTTGTTTTCGGTGTATAAAAAAATAGGGGATGTAAAACACCCCCTATTAGATTCATAACCCTATTGAATTTATGAAGGGTCTCTTTGAGTAGATTCTGTAGCTGTAGCACTAGACATACCTGCAAATGGGTTGCTATCAGTACCACCATCAACAAATGAAGGCATACGTAGTTCGTTCGCAGTTAGTGTAAGTGTGTAGCCGTTTAAATCTCCCATAGCAGTACCAGTAACAGCAGTACCACCAGTAACATCAGCACCGTTATCTGCACCAACTAAAAGGAACTTGTCATCAAATGTCTGAACGACAACGTGAGGGCGACCATAAGCCATCAACTTCAATTCTTTGTTATCTTCTTTAGTTAGTTTAAATAGAGTGAGGTTCACGACTTGCTCGAAGAATGTTGTTCCGTTCTCAAGAGAAGACGTAATGTTAGTTTCGAGGGAAGAGTTACCTTTGACATCGTAAGAGTGGTAAGTGAAAGTTCCTGTCATATCCGTGATTTCGTCACTGCTACCAAAAGTTAGCGTTCCTAAATCTCCGAAGTCTGCAAAATGAATTTTCTTAATCCCACCTACGGCATCTTTACAAGGTCTCAATCTTCCGCCAGTTAAATCACAAGCCATATTATAAGTATTAAAAAGGGGGTGGGTTTAGCACCCCCATATTAGACGATTAATTATTAGGTGTAAAGAACGATGTCAGAACCGATACCATATTGGACACCAGCAGTGAATCGCATTACGATACGGACATTTTGACTTCCGTCAAGGTCTGCCATATCAATAACTTTAACTTCGTTGTGGTCAGATAATAGACCAGTACCGAAATACAAGTTAGATGTCTCAGCAGCTACAGCATCGTTATCAGCAAGACCGTTAGCAACAAACAAAGGAATACCTTGAAAGTTCATATCAGTTTTACCGACATTGTATAAGTCTCTGTAACCTAAAGCAGCTTGTGCAGATACATAAGCCTTAGCGATGTTTGAAGAAACGTAGATTTTTAAATCTTCTTTTCCATAAACAGCAGAAGGAATTGCATCAACGATTTTCCCAAGTTCAGCGATTACGTTAGCAGAAGTAACAGTAGTACCTGTAACATCTACAACAGTTCCGTCAGCAGCTAACAAAGTAGATAGACCGTCAAACTCACCAGCAGTAGCGTCAGTACCTTGCCAGATGTTTTGCTCAGTTTGCTCTGCAACTTTAGCAGCAACGTGACCGATTAGGAAATCAGCGAATTTAGGAGGCAAGTTGTCATAGGCAGAATAACCCATTTGAACAGCTTCCCAATCAGAACGGAAATCCTTCTTACAAAGCTCAAGGTTTACTTGAAACTCTTCAGGTTGGAGAATACGCTCTGTCAAAGTCAAAGAACCAGCGTCAGTAAAATCACAAGAAGCGTTCCCAATAAGACCGCTTGTAGCAACTTTCTTTACAACTTCTTTGTACTTTACATTAGGCTTTACAGTAATACCGCCTTGTGCGATTGTATTACCGCTTAATAGAGCAGCAGAGATGTACTTTCCAGCAAACTCTCCTGCGTATGTAGTAGTAATTGATGGAGTTGGCATAATTTATTTATTATTTAGTTTATTTTGGACATTACTCGGTCAAGTGTCGAAAGAGGGCGATTTTGACCGAACTTAAAGCCCTCGTTTTTAGATTGTTTTTCCTCTGGATTGTGTGCAATAGGCTCAACTGCTGGTTCAGCAGATAACTTTTCAACCTGTGCGCTCAATTCAGCTTTTTCTTGCTCGTAAGATTCTTTATCCTTACCCATTTCACCTTTCATTGACTCAATCATATCTTTGAGTTCAGCGATTTTAGAATCGAATTCAGACTTGGAAACATATTTATCATCTTCTAATTCCTCTTCTTCTTCTTCAACTTCTTCTTCTTCCTCAGCTTCTTTTTCAGCTTCGTCTTCTTCAGCAAGTTTTTCTTCAGTAGATTCGTCAGATAGTTCTGTAACCTCTTCGGTTACTTCGTCTTCAGACAATGCAACTTCTTCCTTGACTTCAACTTCAGGAGCAACCTCTTCAGCAGATACTTCTACGTTCTCTACTTCTTCTTTTACTTCTTCTGCGTTAATCATAGAAAGTTTCTGCATAATGTCTTTTAATATAAGAGTTGCTTTACCTTCCATAATAAAATTTTAACTTTAAAGTATATAATAATAACTAGTAATAATTCCTCTGTTAGATTTTGCCCACACCTTGAGCTCTTAATGTTCCGTCACAGCATTTCCTTGAATACGTCCTGCCGTTCTTACATAAGCACCCACGTTTTGAATTGCGTGGAGATGTAGTGCTTGGTGTTTCTTCTGTCTTTTTCATTTCTTATTGCTTTTAGGGTGCTTCTTAGGTAGTAAGTCGTAATCAGTTATATACTTGGCGTTTTGTGGTCTTCCGTTCTTTAGCAGGTAGATATAAGCATTAACTCTCGCTTGTGCCCACTGCTCGGCAGACTTTACCATTGGACTGTGTGAAGTTTGAAATGCACCTACTCCACGTTGATATACAGATTTCAGTTGACCTACAGTTGTTCCGTAACCGAGTTTAGATTTATACTTCTCATTAAAGTCACTTGCTTTCTTTTGCAGAGACTTTAGCACTCTGGCTGGAACAGATACTCCCCTTCCCTTCCCAGCAGCTCCCTTTGGATTGCTATCGCTACCTCGTCTTGGAGCAGGGTTTTTAGTATCGGAATTTGGAGCTTTCGGGCTTCTAATAATTCTTCCTTTGTCATCGTATTTAGCTAATTTATGTTCCTTGCAAGGCATATACCAAGTATCGCCATCTACATCGTGAGTGTGATATCCTTCACAACCTATGTCCTTTGCAATCTTTATTGCTTCTTCTTTTGTATCGTAGGCGAGTCTTCCGTCAATCTCTTTAGACGATAAGTCTAGCTTAGATTCCTGAGAGTTTATCTCGTCAAGTTTACCTTCTGCCCAACGAATACCTTCTTCTCCTCCCCAAGCATCCCAAAGAAGACCGCCACAACCTTTGTTGTACGGTTCATTCTTCTTTTTCTCAAACCTGTTGTAAGATGCCATCTCAGATATCAAACAACGAGACAGTGGCTTACCTTCAGCTAATAGTTTAGCAAATTGCCACGCTTGAGGTGTTCCGCATCTTGGTTTATTACTATCATAGTATGCAAGAGCTTGTTTAGCGTTCTTTCTGGCTGCACTAGGGTAATCCTTATACGACTTATCATACAATCCTAACTCAAGCTCCTCAGTTAGCTCGTGACAGTCGCAATTAAGCTCTAATTCACCTAATTCACGCAGTTTAGACCTGCTCCATCCTAATGCTGCCTTTCCACCCCATAGAAGGTATGAAATTGTGCCACAAGCCTTAGAATCGCTTGGGTCATAGTATTCGGCAGCTCTTGATAAGTAAGAATACATCCTCTTTATCGTGGACACACTGAGTTTTTCACCCCTACTGAGCTGCTGTGCTCTTATTTTCCCCACAGAGGTGGCACACTTATTGTTTACCTTCTTATTTAGCTCAATACCACGCTTTGCGTTGTTTCTAACGCCACTACCGTAATCTCCGTATGTAGCGAATTCGTATTTGTCGCCAAGAATTACGTTAGCAACCTCTAGTAGTATTTGTTTAGCTTCGTTCTCTTCTTCTAGGTTTTCTACCTGAGACATAGCTACCTCATCAGTGAAGTAACCCTCAATAGAGAAGCCTTTTACTTTACCAGACTTGACGTAGTCATCCCAAACCTCTTCATTGTTTACCTTCATAGATACCATCCAAGTACCTACAGGCATATCTAAACCGTATTTACGGCTCTTGTCGTGCACTTTATCCTCTACAATCCACGATTCTACCACAGACAGTCCGTTAAGCTCTGCTTGGTGCTCTAAAGTGCTTTTATTTTGATTGCCACGCATCAAGAATAACTCCGATGCCTTACGCACAGTGTCTTCAGAGAAGTATATGTAGTACTCATCCTCGCCATTACGTCTGTAGATGTTCTTGTTGGGGATTAGTGCTGCACCCATAAGAATCTTCTTTTCCTTATCTACTTCAGCAAGTTTGACTTCTGTTTCTTTGGATAGTGCAATAAAATTCTCTTCTATTGCTGGCTTCTCTACTATTGATATGGCATCTATGCCAGAGAATAACCCTTCTTCGTCTATAAAAAGCTCTATAATTCTCATACTATTATATTAACCGAATGATGCGGTATTTGTTATGTTTCTATCTAGTTCTTGTTGTGATGATATATCTTTACCTACAACAAATGCTTTTACTGGTTTAGCTTGCTGACCTGCAACGGATTCAGCTAACTGCGATGTCTGAGATGCACCAACAACATTAAAGTCTGGTGCTTTAATCTCCATACCACCACCTCCTGCTGAACCACCTGTTCCACCGCTTCCGCCAGTTACAGAGCTCTGGTATTTTTGGCGAGCTATATTAGCTACATTAGCGAGTCCAGCAGCAATAGTTATACCCTGCTGTATTCCTGCTCTTACTGGAGAAAGTACATCGCCTGGAAATAATTGAGAGCCATAGGCTAAGAATCCATTCTGATAAACTGTCATTAATGCTTGGCTAATTCTCATAGCCTTATCTATATTGAACGCCTTTCTAGCTATCTTATCCTTTTTGACTGCAAGCTCCTTCTCTAATCTCTCTTGTTCATCAGCATTACCTTCAGCAGCCTCAATTCGTTTAGAGTACTGCTCATCTAATTCTATTGTTTGATTCTCAGCAGAAACCTTAAATGTTTGGTCAAGAGCACCATAAACTTGTTGATACATCTCCATTATATAACCAAACTTACTTTCTTGAAGTGCCTGCTCCTCTTGAGACAAGTTCTTCTGTAGCTCAAACAAAGCTATCTCAGCTTCAGCTTTTCTCACACTACCTTCTTCTTCCCTAGCAATATTTCCTTTAATCCTCTCTTCATCGGATTTCATTCTATCTATATTCCTCTGCTTCTCAAAGAAAGCGTGTTCACCAACTATACCAGACTCCTCATCCATAAGGGCTGCTTGTGCATCAAGAGACTCTCTAGCAAGCTGCTTTAGCTTAGTGTCCTCAGCCATAGCCTCTCCGTTCTTGATTCTGGTTAGCTGATTTCTTTTAGTCAAAAAAGCGTCTTGAAGACCAATCATAGTTTCTGTGTGCTCAGCAAAGGCTAACTCTATAGATTCATTGTAGTCTATTTGAGCCTGTTTCTTCTCTTCATCGCTGGCTTTAGATTCTTTAAACTCCTTTAATCTTAACTTTTGCTTTTCTATAAACGAAGTTAATCTTAAATCCAACTCAGCTTTAGCATTTTCTTCCTCTTGGTCAATTAACTCTTCCCTTGTCTTCAAGTCATTGTCTATAGCTTTCTGTCTATAAGTCTCCTGTAGTTTAGCTAAATTAAGTAGGTGCTGCTTAAAGTCTCTCTCTCTATTGCCAAATCCTTTTTTCCTGTCTTTAGTTTGAATGTCAGTAAACTCCATAAGGATATCGATAGTCTTTTCGGCATCTTCAATCTCATCCTGATTAAGTTGAGTTATGCTTTTGTAGTACTTTAAAGCATTTTTGGTTTTTCTCTCATTAACTGTGTCCTTTTTAGATAATTTACCATTTTGTTCTTCCCTTTTTTTCGTAAGTTCCGCTAAGGACTCCTCTTCGAGCTTTTGCCTTTCCATAACATCTTTAACGCTAACGAAGCCCTCTTCTCTTGCTTTTACCTCTCTATCGACTTGAACCTGAACTATCTTTGATGCCTCTTCTTCAATCTTAATGGCTGCTTGACGAGCCATAGCTTGTATTCTAATCTGCTTAGTATATTCTTTAGTTATAGCTATAGCTTCCTCATTACCGTCTTTAAGGTCTTCTAAACTTAGTTCAGCATCTTTTAACAGCTTTATGTACTCAGGAAACTCTTTCTTTAGCATCTTTGTGGCATCAGCCATCTCCTCTGAAGACTTCCATCCATCCTGAAGGGTTCTTGTGTATATCTCAAATGAGCCAGCTTGCTGTTTAATTGTGTCAGCAGCACCCTTCATAGCATCTCTTAGCTCTCTTGTTGCTCCAAGCAATTTAGCGAAGAAATCAAATATCTGAGGCCCGAATGAAATGATAAGCTGCAATGCGATTAATAGACCTCCAGTTCCCATTAAAGAACCTGCAAGCTGTTTTAATGAAGCTCCAAGTCCACCAGCAGTCTTAGTAAATGAAGAGAATAATGACACGACCTGAGACAAGTTGTTTGCAATCGCAGTAAACCCATAACTCGCATCAGAAGCTAAACGACCTGTTTCGAGTAAGATTGCGTTATTAAGTCCAGACTGAGCTCTTGACGCTTTCATCTGAGCTGCCGTCTTACCTGTGGCAGACGCAAGACCAAGACTTGACTTTGCAGCAGCAATGTTTATATCTTTCTGTATCTTTATCTGCTCATTTACCTTAGCTACCTCAATAGCTTCTTGTCTCTGTAAGTCAGATAATTTCTTTGTTGCGCTAGATAGTTGGTCTGTTGACTTACTAGCTCCCTCAGCTCCTTTGAGCTGTATAGATATTATGAT